AGCTGTTAATGCAAGAGTTTGCGCCAGTGCTTACTATGGAGATGGTAGTAATATTACAGGTATATCTGCTGATGTAGGTGGTAACATTTCTGTTAGTAATGTTTTAGCAGGGGGTACGCTCAGAGTTGTGGGAGCAACTTCTCTTGAAGGTGCTGTTGATTTAAACAGTACGCTTACTGTGGCTGGTGCAGTATCACTTGCATCAACACTATCAGTTGGCGGTGTTACTAATTTTCTTAGCACAGTAAGAATAGAAATCGTCTTCCGTTACTATTTTCGATTTCAACTTCTCTTTGTGTTGCTTTCTGGTCGTCGTCCACGAATGGACTATTCTTCTATGATCGCCATTTAACTCCAAAACCACTATACTGAAATTATCAACCTCGGAAGCAGGATCGACACCAAAAATATATTTTTTATTTGGATCGCCTTTCAGCAGGGCTTCAAAACACACGTCTCCAGAAGGCAGTGTTATTGGCTTCATCTGAGACGTTGTGCATGATTCGATTAGGCTCCTTTTAAAGAACCCTTGACTATCTGTTGTAAATACCGCACCGTATTCCATCTGATATATTCCAGAATGAACCGTAGCCTTGGCTCTGGCTATCTGGCCGCTATCCATAAAACCATCTGGCAGCCTATCTACGGGCATCCTGATAACAGAATACTCTCTCCAATCAAAATCAGCAGGGACGGCTCCACCAAAAACCTCTTGGAGCTTAAATTCGTCCCCTCCGCTAGCTACTATAGCGTGATATCTCTTCCAATACTCAGCAAAATGATTAAAATCATAATAGGCAGTACCTGAAAGGATAATTTGGTTTGATTTCATTGCGCCGGTGTCCGACTCGTCTGGACTACTAATGGGTATGCCTAATTCTTTAGCTTTCTTTTCTCTCGCTTTTTGCTTGACCTTTTCTATAGGAGAAGCGGCAACGGCAGCAAAACCAGCAACAACGTTTTCAAAAATATCTCTAGGAATAGAGGCAAATTCGTCAGCAATGATATCATTAGCACGCTGACCTCTAATCTTGCTACCGTCACCGAGCGGGAGGCAGGTAATAGTGCTTTGACCGATGTGCATAACACACCTATCCACATCTCTTCTAGGTCCACTATTACTTGCACACAAATCCCTCAAAATAGGCGCGTTCTTCCAAATAGTATCCATGTACTCAAAAAGAACTTTAGACTGCCTAAAGGCCGCACCAACAACAATTATCTTTCTTCTAGGCATAAACAAGGCGCGTAGTAATGGGTAAACAGAAAGGATGAAAGACTTACCCATACCACGACTACCAACGAGCATTGGGAATTTTCTATTCCACATCTCGTATAACAATAAAGACTGAAATGGAGACAACTCAACATTTAGTATGTACTTACAAGCAAAAGAGAAATACTCTGGACGCATCATTAGCCACGCAATTCTCTCTAGAAGTTTTTCATTATCAGAATCCTGCATGACGAAATCCATAGGGTTAAATAGCTTAGATTCATCTACGCTAATCCCAAGCCACGCATCTTCTATTTGCTTTGTCTGATCTATCATTTGTAAATACCGTCCGCGAAACCATAGTACACGGCTTCTTCAGCGGACATATACCAGTCTCCATTATTTAATTTTCTTTTTATATACGCCTTGGTCTTTGAAAGCGTATATTCTGACTCTTTAAAAAACTTTCCAGTCTTGTGGCATTTTTCCGCATATATATCAACCATCTGCTGCGCCGCACTTTTTTCAAACGCTGCAAGGTTCTGAGAGCTTAGGTAGTGACCGCTTATCTCGCTACTGCCCCAATGCACCATGAAGGCGGAACTGGGAGTTAGGAGCCGTCTGGAGGCGGCCTGTATAATAATAGTACCCATAGAGCATAACTGCCCATAACCAATAAAGCTTGTTTTACACCGGGAATTTCTAATAGCGTCATATATACCCATTCCTGAATACCAGCAACCACCAACCGTTTGCATGTGTATGGTGATTGGCTCTTTGTTAAGGTTTTTAAGAATATTTATATTTTTAATGAACATTTGGAGCATTCTGTGGTCAACACCAGCCGACTCGCCAGAATCATCAAACTCATTTATATATATTTCCCTATTCTTAACATCTACTCCATAGCCGTGGATTTCTCCAACAATATCTCTATTGAGCGTCATTATCTGTCCCATTAAAAAGTTCATTAAGTCTCTTAAAGATACTATTGCAAATTATAAAAGCATTATACTTATTATCGCAAAAAATAACATTTATATCTCGCCTTATAGATATTTCCATAAGAGACTTCATAAGATATTTACCACTAAGTTTAGTCTGGTCAACAATATCAAATCTTTTTCCTACAGGCTTCTTTATCTGGCCGCTTTTGTACATCTCATAATTCTTCTTGTCGTTTTCGTCAAGTAGACTCATGGGATAGTTAATAACGTCAGAAGCAGAAAACTCAAGCAACAGATAACGAAAGTGGAAATCCTTCATGCGCTCCATTTCGTTAAAAAATGCCTCTTTTTTCCTTCCTAGGTTCATACTAATCTCAGATACCGAAGCTTTTCTTTCGATGCACACGATATCCTCATACCCCTTGAGGGTATAGTCGCCAGTATGAAGCGTTCCTATTTCCATACCATCGCACTTATCGTATTCACTAAAGAACCATCCATCCTGCTCTCTAGTGTCTTTTATAACTGTGTACTTTGGTATTTGTTTTCTTGGCATATTTATCGCTTAGTAAAGGATAACACTCCGCCCCTGTAGGCTGGCCTATTTGCTGGGGACGTTTTCTTCATTTGCAGATATACTTCATCAAAGACCCTAGCGCCCAACTCTACTTCATAGCTTTCGCCCGGCTCAAGGGCCTCTAGAGCGCTCAGTACGCTTTCCGCAGAAAGTTCTGGCTCAGACCGCACGGGTTCTGGAGCGGGGTCTATAACTTCTTCTGGCTGATCTGGCTCGCTATCACTAGCCCAAGAGGAAAATCTATCGAAACTCATTTTTTATTTCTCCTAACTATCTCGTTGAAATATGAAACGTAATGCGACTCTTTGCCTGTAACAGACTTGTGGCACCCCCTACATAGGGTAACTCCGTTGTCTGTGTCATGGCGCAGGGAACTCGCTGAACTCCATTTTATTATATGATGAACGTTCAGATAAGCATTCTTACCTCTTTTATTACACATTTGACAGGTATATTTGTCTCGTTTTAGTACATCAAGACGAAACTGCTTGTAAACCGGATCTCCGTAGTCTCGCCTTTTCGACATCGCTATCCACCATTCTTTCTGCTAACTGTTTAAAACTTACGTCTCTATGCCATCCGAGTACACTCTCTGCTTTCTTTGGAATACCAAGCAAATAGTCAACCTCGGCTGGCCTGTAAAACTCTGGGTCTACGACAACACAGGATTCCCAGTCATCTATATCAACATAGTTAAATGCAGCATCTAGAAAGTCTCTGACGCTATAGGTTTCTCCGGTGCCAATAACATAATCATCAGCCGTGTCTTGCTGTAGCATTAACCACATGGCGTTTACATAGTCCTGAGCATGTCCCCAATCTCGTTTAGCGTCTAGGTTGCCCAGCCTGAGCTTTGGAAAACTACCCTCTAAATTTATAATATGATCTTCTGAGGTTTTAAAATCATCTGATTCAAGCTCTTGTATTGTATATCCAGTCTCATCAATCCACTTTAGAAAGCCCCCAATCCATTTAGTAATTTTCCTAGTTACAAAGTTCTCTCCACGTCTTTCGCTTTCGTGATTAAACAAAATACCACAACTTCCGTGTATGCCGTATCCTTCTCTGTAATTTCGCACCAAATGATGCGCTGCTAACTTTGCGATGGCATAAGGGCTTTGTGGCACGAATGGAGTGTTCTCGTCTTGGAACTTAATGTCACCAAATCTACCTTTGGTAGTCGAGAAATTTTTTCCGAACATTTCGCTACTGCTAGCTTGATAAAATCTAATTTTATCTTTTCTGTCGGAATATCTTATTGCTTCTAGAATATTTAGAACACCACCAGCGGTAATGTCCCATGTTAGATTGGGCTGCTTGAAACTAGTGCCAACATGAGATTGTGCAGCCAAATTATATACTTCATCAGGACAATGCTCTTCGATTATTTTTGCGACATTGAAGCCGTCCGTTACATCGCCCTCTACGAGTACGATATTTTGCAAGATATGATTAATATTGCTCGTGTTTGGCGTACTGGTGCGTCTGGTTACTCCAATAACTTCATACCCTTTACTCAGGAGTAATTCTGCTAAATAGCTACCATCCTGTCCGGTGATACCAAATATAATCGCCTTCATTACTTATCCTCATCTTTAATTAATGTTTCTGGTGTTAGGAAGGGCTGGTCGATGTTGCCGTCCTCATATTGTGTGTAATCTGAAAGCCGTTCTTTCTCTCTTTCAGTGGCGAGTCGCATCTTTTCCATCTCTATTCCTATTTTAGACCTGAATTCTGAACTGGTTGCTATTTGTTTCACAAGCGATGCAAATGTTTGTTTCGAGTCCTCAATAGCCTTGATTCGCTGTTCTCGCGTGCCTTTGAGGTCTTTGAGCATGGTCGCTTTTCGAGCCTGAAGATCTTTGTAATCTTTACTCAGAGTCTCCTGTGAGGCTCTCAGCACTGCGATCTGACGCTCCAAATTCATTATGTAGTCCACATCTCGCTGATCCTTGTCTCGCGCCTTTTCATTCTGAACAAGACGCTCGTTAAGCGCTATTTCTTCTTGACCTTCGTGTTGGGACCGTAGAATCCGATTCATGAGGATTTCAAGCTTGATCGTATCTATTATCTGCATTTCTTCGGTATGAAACACATCATCTTTGAACTGGCTCCACATTTTTTTGAAATGAAATTGAAACATTTCTAATTCTTCTGAAGAAAATTGGTTAGATAGCTCTTTGTAGTATGGTTTCGTCTTTAATTCATTTGCTACAGCCGCCTCTTTCTTTTGTGCTGAAGAAAATCCGACCCGTTTGGCAATCCAGTCCCTAACAGACTCAGGGTCTCGTGTTAGAGTCTCTGCAATGGCTTCTGGAGAAAGAACCTCGCAGTTCTGCTCGATAAATTGCATTTCCTCATTGGAGAATCTACCCTTCTTCATTTTCGTGTTCTCCGTCTATTATCTCTTGTAATTTCTTTATGATTTTAACTTTACGACTTTTTGTGAGTTTACCCTTATTTTTTAGCTTGAGATAGTCCGAGCGCATGTTTGCAGGAAGTTTTTCATCAATTATCTCATGTATTTCTGTAAGGTGGGCCTCATCTTCAATATCTGAACCCGTGGCTATGTGGAATAATTCATGTATATCTATGGGTTCGAGTATGCTTTTCTTGGTGTCTTGCATTTTTTGGGCATCGCCCACCTCATAACGGTAATAATTATCGCGTTTAAAGTTTTTTAGCCTGTTGCTCAGGTGTATATATAGGAAATTTTCCAGCGAGCGCTCATTGTCATAGGATTTTAGCCCATCATATGCAATAATAAACGCCTCTTGGCGGATGTCGTCACACTCAAAGGACGTAAAAACATATTTATGGGCGATTTTATCAATAACAAAATGATATGCCGCAAGGAATTTCTCCTCTGTTACTCCATCAGGCAGCTCCATCTTCACCTTCTTCTTCTAAAAGTGACGCTATGGACTTGTCTTCCTGCTCCAAGTCGGCCTTGACGGACTCTTCTAGCTCCGCAGTGGACTTCATGTGCAGCTCGATCTCTATTTCTTTGGGATTTTCACTCATTTTTCTCTCCTTTAGGGGGTTTACAACTAGTTATATACACAGGAGCAATAAATTTACCCATAATTTGTGCATTTTTGCATGAAAAGAGATATAGTATGGTGACTTCGGTCGGAACATTTAGATTTAGGGCGATTTCATTAACGCTGTCACGTAAAAAAGTCGCTTTGCTCCATATATGTGGCGAAGCAACACGTCCTGTTCGTGGCGCCCGGACGATTCACCCTCCCAAGGTGGGGTTTCAGAATGAAATTTTTCTTTTGAATGTTAGGAATTGGACTCAGGTATTACCCGTGCCTGACACATTTGGCAGTTGTTGGTTCCAGTAATGGAATGCGGCGAAAGAATTTTCCTGTAGTGAGTTCGGCTCTCACCCAAATCAATCCAACAAGAACAACTGATTAATGGTTCACTAATAAATGTTTCATATCCTACAGACAGGGGCTTGTTGGTAGGATAAAAGCCGAGGGTATGTAAATATGAAATCACCATGTGTTAGAATATGCAGATTAAATGACGAAAGCTGGTGTATTGGGTGTGGAATGACCGTTAGGGATTTAAGGGTTTGGAGGAGTGTCGATGAAGAAGAGCAAAAAAGAATCAGAAATGAAAGTAGTGAAAGGCTCCGCTTGCAAAAGCTGCGGGACGACGATCTATTACATGATTAGCAAGAAAAAATTCAAATGTGTTATGTGCCGGGAGACTCACATTGACAAAAACATGTAAGATATGCGGCCAAGCAAAAGATAGGGCGGCCTTTGCGGGTCATAAGATGTACAAGGACCGCCTTGATTCGCGTTGTAAGGAGTGCGTGAGCGAGCAGGCGAAGGTTAGACGCCAGTTGAAGAAGGTGGCTCCTGAGAAGCCTGAGAGGTGCGAGTGCTGTGGTAAAGAATCACACAAGACGCTAGTTTTGGACCATTGTCACGAAACGAATCAGTTTAGGGGCTGGATCTGTGAGGCTTGCAACACGGGCATCGGTAAGTTGGGCGATGATTTCACTGGTGTCTGGATGGCTGCTATGTACTTGTCTCGATTTGATGATAAATTACTTCAAGAGCGTCGAGTCTAGATGGTTTAGATAAGACATATTATATTTATTTGTGTTGGTTGTGTTTGAACCACCCCGGCTTTACGGGGAAAAAATACGCCATTATCTTCTGAACAAATAATTCCCCCTTTTTTTCAGAATTAGGGTGCAGAGGTATTGACAAATCTGCCGATCTATGTATAATAAGGACATAACAAACAACAACACTTTTTAAGGAAAAACAAAATGCTAACTATCACGAATCCAATCACCAAACAAATCGTTTTCCAAGGTACTACCCGCGAATTCTTGCAAGCTTTCCCGAAAGGTCTTGATCGGGACGCAGTAGAATTTTTTGAAGTTTCTTTCAAAAAGATTCAAGATTAGTCTTGACAATTCCGATAACTATAGTATAATCAAAGCATACAACACACAACACTTTCTAAGGAAAACTAAAATGATCTTCACAAACGAAAACGAACTATTCACCGCAGTTGACAACGACGTAAACGTAATCGGTGCTACTTACACCGGCGAAGTAGAACACGGCGTTGTTCTCGATGAAGAAGGCTGGGGATTCACAGTAGAAAACGGAATCATCACCGGATACGCTCAAAAATAATTCGAGAATCTTTCAAGATTTTGTTTGACAACTCCGATAAATAGATTATACTTTAAGCATAACAAACAACACTTACTAAAAGGTAAACACTATGAAAAAGTTTAACATCACCTACATCTGCCCAGTCAACGGTCGCCAAGTTACGGAACTAGACGTAAACGCTAACCGCCTATTCCACAATGACGGCGAAACATGGTTCAAGTACGACGACACTTGCGGGTGGTACAATCCAGAAACACGCCAAGAAGAATTCCGCGTGTGCGAAGTAATCACCGCTACCCTTTGCACCGACACACAAGCAAAGGCAGCATACATGGAACGATTCGGTACAGCATCCGAGTAATCACACACACGAAAGCAATACAATGACGGAACGACAAGCAACAGCCCTTTGGCTTAGAATGTTTAACCAACAATGGAAACAAGAACAATCCACCAGCGACATATGGCAACACTTGGAACGGTGGCAAAGTGGGCAGTGTAATATCTGCGAACACGCAAAACAAGACGACAACAAACGTAAAGAAAACACACTAACACTATTTGAGGCGTTACCCCTTGACAACTAAAGAATTTATTTTTATCTGCGCGGTATTCTTTTTTGCCTTTTTTTCTACTTTAGGCTGGATCTGGGCTTGACAATAGTCTCGGCCAATGCTGACCGACTGGCGCAATTTTAGGTTTTAACGTAAGTCCTTATACAGCAACGACTTAGGGCGTTCGGGGCAGGGCCGGACGACGTAAACCCTTATGTAGTAACGACTTACGACGATTCTAAAAAACTTTCCACAAAATCCCGTTTTTAGTGCAGAGAGGGGTTGACAAATGCCGATCTTTATGGTATAATGGCACCATCAAAGAAAGGATAAACCATGTGGAACATCATTCAAGAGATTATCGAAAGCATCATCAAAGACGTAGGAAATATCCGAAAACTTTGAAAAAGGTTCTCAAAAGTGACCTAACGTGTCACACCTATATGCGATAATAATAGTATAAGAGAAAACGAGTTATAAAGGATAACACAATGCAAATCATCGACACCAACAAACACGGCGACTACCGCCTAGTCCGTCACCACGGCAAACTAACCATCCGC